TTGATGTTATCGGAAGCCTACAAGAACGAATCGCATCCTGACCACAGCAAGGTTTATGCAAAAGTTCAGAACTGGTATCAGAAGCAATACAAATAAGGGGTAAACAATGCCTATTGTAAATGAAAACAAAATAACCGCTGCATTTGTACAGCAATTTCACGATAACTATGAAGTTGCTTGTGCGCAGCAAGATTCACGCTTGTTACGAACCATTGTGAACCGTGGCAAGATTCAAGGTGAGTCTTTCACAATCAATGATCTTGGCACGGTTGAAATGCAAGCATCTGGTGCGCGATTTGGTGATACAACTTGGACGATTCCTGATGCCGGTGTGCGTACTGCATTAATGACAGATTGGGATTTATTTATTCCGATTGAAAGCCGCGATATTCCAAAGCTTAAAGCACATCCAAATGATAAATACATTAAGCTATTGTTAGACGCTCGTAACCGCAAAATTGACGATATTGTCTACCAAGCGTTGGTCGGTAACGTCACCCGTAAAACCGTTGCCGACAATGGAACAGTAACAACTGGTACAGTTGCTTTGCCATCTGGTCAAATCATTTTGTCTGGTTTCGGCACATTAAAGCAGCAGCTCATCAAAGCTAAATCGATCTTCCGTAAAAATGAATGTGACGAGCAAAACGGCGAGCAGCTTTATATCATCTACACCTCAGATATGTTGTCTAAAATCTTGGGTGATACCACTTTAACATCTGCCGACTTTATGGCTGGTAAGATGCTACAAGAGGGTGGTGTGGGTGGAAAATGGTTAGGATTTAACTGGATTCCATACGAAAAATTAAACAATGGTGCTGGTGGTGCAACTGAAGCGCGCACAATTGCGTACTCTGGTACAGCTTGTCACTTTGGTGATGCTGCTATCACTGGCTTTGGCATTACAGATCGTCCAGATAAAAAGAATATTTCACAGGTTGGTGGTGTTTATTCGTTTGGTGCTGGTCGTGCAAATGAGTTGAAAGTGGTCGCTATCGACTTCGTTAAATAATTATCTACCCCACATCATAAGAATGGTGTGGGGTTTTTTATAACTCAATAAAGGTAAAAGAACATGAATATTATTGGTAATCCTAAATACTTACACATTGGAACTAAAGCTGTTTTGGCATGGGCTATGACACGTCTGGAATATAACGATTATCGTGACTGGAAGCTTCCAGATGATGAGCAGCATTTAGCAAATGAGCAGGGCTTCTTGGTTGAATATATGGATGGTGGTCGATCGAATCACAAAGATCATGTCGGCTATATCTCTTGGTCTCCAAAGGATGTTTTTGAGCAATCATATAAATCTAATGGCTCTTTTAGTTTTGGTGACGCAGTTGAGTTACTTAAGGCTGGTAAGCGTGTTGCTCGTTCAGGATGGAATGGTAAGGGTATGTGGTTAATCCTTACTCAAGGGCGAGTTGTAGAGAATTTAGAGCCTAATAGTTTTTATGAGAAATGTGGATTTGAAGCGCCTGTAACCATTTGCAGCCATATTGATATGAAAGCTGCTGATGGATCTATGGTTGTAGGTTGGCTTGCAAGTCAGACAGATATGCTCGCAGAAGACTGGATGATTATTCAGTAACACCCACCAAAGCAACACAAGAAACCGTTCACCATCAAAAAAAGTGAACGGTTTTTTATTATGACTTCTACAAACATAAGCATATGCAATGAAGCTCTTGGAATGCTTGGAGCTAAAACAATCCAATCGTTTGATGATTCAACCGAGAATGCTCGCCGTTGTGCATCTATCTACGATTCAACACGTAAAGCACTATTGCGAATGCACCCTTGGTCATTTGCAAAAAAGCGTACGCAATTAGCACCAATTTCAACACACCCAACTTTTGGTTATGCCAATGCATTTCCATTGCCTAATGATTTTGTTCGGCTGTATGACGCAGGCGCGCAAGATTTTGAGATAGAGGGGCGACACATTCTCTCAGATAGTAATCTGGTCAATCTTGTCTATGTTTTTGATAATGATAATGAGCAGACTTGGGACACTCTTTTTGCTGAATGCATGGCTTTGTATCTCATGCATAAGTTGGCAAAGCCAATCACAGGCAGTCAATCAGAGTCGGATAGTGCTTGGCAGAAACTACAAAACCTATTGAAACAGGCTCGTGCAGTAAATGCACAGGAAAGACCATCACAGGATTTTGATGCGAATTTTAGCCCTACATTGATAGGGGTGCGCTTCTAATGAAACAGTACATTATGAAAAATAACTTTAGTGCTGGGGAGCTTGCACCAACGTTATATACACGTACGGACATTCAGCAGTATGCAAATGGGGCTAAAACCCTACGCAATGTCATTCCTTTGGTGGAGGGTGGAGTAAGAAAAAGACCAGGAACATTTCATATGGGAATAGTTCCTAATGCTGTGCGCCTGATCCCATTTGTTGTTAGTTCTGATCAGTCGTATATGCTGGTTTTTGGACCATTGACTATTGATATATACAATCCAAGAACAAAGGCATTCGTGGCCAATGTCGTTACACCATATACCGCAGAGCAGATACCAGATATTCAGTTCGTGCAATATCGTTATGAGATGTTCTTTACCCATAAAGATGTGCCAGTGCAGCGTTTTCGTTCTTCAATGGACTTCACTGCATGGGAATTTAACCAGTTTGTCTATACCCATGCACCTACTGACTCAGAAAACGCACTTACTCCATTTAGAAAGGGAAAACCATCTGGAAAAGATGTAGGTGCTTTTATCTCATTTACCCTTGATATTCTAAATACGTGGCTAAATACAACGGCGTATATTGTTGGGGATGTGATTCAGTATTCAGGAAAAATCTATCAGGCAACCAAGGATGGAACAGGGCAGCAGCCAGATATTTCGCCCTCATACTGGGTGGAGGTGACAGCCGCAGCAGGGGGGTTTGTTGCCGATGATATAGGTAAATATATTAGTGTGAATGGTGGAATCATCAAGATCACTGAATTTGTTAATACTAATCAGGTCAATGGTGAAATCATCGTCAAGCTTGATTCAGATGTGCAGGCAATAGAGCGCTCTTGGTCCATATTATCACCTGTCTTTAATGCCACCGATGGTTATCCACGTTGCTGTACCTATTTTAAGCAGCGACTTGTCTTGGCCAACACTAAAAAAGCCCCGAACAAGATATGGTTTAGTGCCGTTGGGGGTAATGGTAACTTCCTTGAAACTACGGAGGATGGGGATGCTTTCAGTATTGTATCTGCATCAGGCCTTGCCAACAGTATTTTATTCTTGGAAGCCCAGCGCGGTGTAGTCTGCCTCACGTCAGGCGGCGAGTACATGGTCGATTCTGACGGCGTACTGACCCCAACAACTGTAAATATTAATGAACATACTGCATACGGTGCATATCCTGTAACACGGCCGTGTCGTGTGGGGAATGAGCTTTTATTCATTCAGCGTGGTGGTGAGCGTTTACGGGCATTGTCGTATCGCTATGAAGTGGATGGATTGGTGTCACCAGAAATCAGCGCATTATCATCCCATATCGGTGAGACGCACGGCGGAATTAGTGAAATCTGCTATCAGCAAGAGCCTGAAAGCCTTGTGTGGTGTGTATTGGGTGATGGGAAAGTAGCATCAATCACATTCAGCCGAGATCAAGAAATCTTAGCTTGGTCACAACATGATTTTGGTGGAATTGTTAAAAGCATTTGTTCTGTTCCAACTGAGCTAGGGTCAGATTTATGCTTCATGCTAATAAATAGAAATGGTTTGCATTGTCTTGAGAAAATATCTTTTGATGCGCTTTTGGATTCACAACGTCAAGAAACACTAACCAGTGAAAATATAGATAATTCAAATTTCATTTACCTAGACAATCTAGCTATGTATGAAGAAATTAACGGCTCATTTTCTTCAGTGACTTTTTCTAAAAACGGAACGCATCTACATATCCCAGATATGACAGGAAAAACGGTTAATTTTGGCAGTTTATTTGAATGTGTAGCGGAACTATTCCCACCTGAGTTAAGCCAAGCACCTATGTCAACAATGATGTTTAAAGCAAAAATTGACAGAGTTGGCTTTTTCTTTAATAAGACCATTGCACCAGAAATAAACGGCGAGCTAATCGAAACTTTCACCTATGAAGATAATTTATTAGGGCCACAACAACCATATACGGGTTATCACTTAGAAGAAGGTGGTAGTTGGGAGGACTTGCACAAAACACCGATTAAGATTTCACACAACAAACCATTACCTTTTCACATGCAAGCTATAACCATGCAAATGTCAATAAATGAGAAATAAGCATGAAAATTCGTGTAGCAAGTAATGAAGATATTCCAATTTTAGTGAAGATGGGCGCGGCATTTATTCATGAGTCACCAACTTTTAAGCAACGTGGTTTTGACCCAGACAAGGCAGCACGGCATTTTAAATGGTTGCTGGATGGTAATGGCGTTATTTTTCTTGCTGTGCAGGACGGTCAAATTGTTGGTGGTTTTGTAGGTGGTATTACAACTGATTGGCAGTCAGATCATAAACTTGCTTTCGATTATGTCATGTATGTAATGCCTAAATTCCGTAGCAGTGGTGTTGCAAAACTATTAGTAGAGACCTTTATTTTTTGGGCAAAAGAGATGGGTGCAGATCGAATCAACTGCGGTACTGCAACAATGGTGAATACAAAACACTGTATCGATCTTTATACATCACTTGGGTTCTCTGTAGTTGGTGCATTTCTTGAAATGGAGATCTAAAAGTTATGGCAGCTTTACCAGTAATTGCCGCCGTTGCAAGTGTCGCAAGCACAGCTTTACAAGCATATAACGGCTATAAAGATAACAAATATCAAGCAGACCAAGCCAATGCAGATGCAGAAGCGGTAAAAGGGCAAGGTCGTGTTGAAGCTGAACGTATTCGTAGAGAGAAAAAGAAAGCCCAGTCGGCAGCAAGAGCAGCCGCAGCAGAAAACGGATTATCTGTAAACGAAGGCACAGCAATAAATATCAATGATTCCATTGAGCAGGCAGGGAATTATGATGCCGCTATGTCTGAGATTAGCGGATTTAATTCATCACAGCGATTAAAAGCCGAGGCGAGTGTTCATCGTAAAAATGCGAATACTGCTTTAGCAACTGGGGCATTAGATACAATTTCCGTTGGTGCTTCGGGGTACGGAAAAGTGAGCGGGGGTTGGAAATAATGGCTAGAATCCCAATGGGTAATTTTGGTAATGCTATGCCACAGGTTCAGCGTATCCAGATGCCTAAAGACCAAAGCGGTCAAATGATCGCAAATACACTTAACAATGTTGGTCAAATTGCTGATCAGATTAATCAGCAGCAGAATGAAAAAGAGGTACAGGCAAAAAAGTTAGAACTATACAACAATGATTTGGCTGAAAAAGAAGGGCAACTTAAAGTTGATGATTTTCTTTCATCTAAGTTTAATGAACAAACCACTTTACTTCGTAATGATGTTGCCAACGGAGCTAAAACTAATCAGCAGGCAAGTGAAGAATTAAAAACTTGGTCAGATGAGCAGTATAAAGAGCTTTCAGCTTCATTGCCCATGCATGTGCAACATCAATATAAAGCGCAAATTGATAGTGCTGTTGGTCGTCAAGGTGCTGGGTTTTTACCGCTTCAGCTAAAAGCCGATGAGCAAAAGAGTGTCAATCTTCTTGATCGTGCTTTTAGTATTGCCACTCGTTTGCCAACCGAGAAACGAGAAGCCTATCTTAATTCATATCTTGATAATGCACCTGTGTCAGAAGCAGATAAGGCAAATTATCGTCAAAAATTAAGAACTGAATCCAATAAAATTGATATAGATGGACGTATTGTTTCGGCAATTGATACGTCTAATACAGATGATTTATCCAAGCTTTCAACTGAATTAAGCGAGGGTAAATACCCATATCTTAACGGCGGTCAAGTACAAGACTACCAAGCGTCAATTTCAAGCAAAATTCATACATTGCAACAACGCCAACAGATCGTTGAAAACAAACGTGTGAGTGAATCAAATAAGGTTTTTACTGAGTTCCAGCAATCCGTTTTAACTGGTCGTGATTTAGATTCTAGCTATATTGAGAATGTTCGGACGGCAGTGCAAGGTACACCGCACCAAGAGGATTTTGATTTCTATATTGGTCAATCCAAGAATTTTCAACAATTCTCAAAGTTAAGTACAGCAGATCAGTTAAAAATGCTGAATGCACAAAAAGCAAATATGAAAAATTCCACCACAGCAAATGCTGTGCGTGAGCAAAAAGTCATGGGTGTTTACCAAAATATTTACAATCAAAAATTACAAATAGCGAAAGACAATCCAAATCAATTATTAGCTGAAGCAGGCATTCAATTGCCTGAGCTTAATCCAATTGAAATGAAGATGAATCCACAGGGATTTGCCAAGAATGTCATTGAGATTGGAACTTATCAACTCGCAATGAAAGCTAAGGATGCAAATGTATCTATTAAGCCAATTTCCAGTGATGTTTTGCCACAAGCTATAGATACTTTTGATAAATCAAGTGCTGACCAAAAGCTTAATTTTATTGGCAACATGATTGGTCAAACAAAGGGTATTGCTGGCGGTAAGCAGCTTTGGCAAGAGACTCTAAAACAATTGGGTGGTGGTTCACTTAATTATGTTGCGGCTGGTACAGCACGATTAAATAATTTTAAGTCTACTGAGGGTCGAGATTTAGCAACTTCTATTATTTCAGGTACTCAATTACTAAAAAACAAACAACTCACTATGCCAAAAGATGCAAATATGAGGGCAGCATTTAACGATTATGTGGGTCAAACAGTCACAGGTACGACTGCAAATGATGCTTATGAAGTATTTAAAGCAGTGTATGCAGACACAATGGTAACTCGCGGCATGAGTCACGCCAAAGCAGATGAATCACCTAATGCCGATATTGCCAAAACAGCTTTGGGCATGACAACTGGTGGCATATATGACCAAAGCGGAAATTTCAAAAACTACTTGGGCGGAAAATACCAAGATTGGAAAGTATCTAAGCCTTACGGGATGGATGACGATGCTTTTGAGGGTCGTTTAAGCAAAGGGTATGCAACCATCTCAAAGCAAACAGGCATAGACGTTGCTGATTTAGAAAGCTTACGTTTACGACAGGGCAAGCCAACAGCAACAGGTGATATTCAGTACGATCTTATCAATGAGCGTGGTCAGCCTTTAATCATAAAGAATGCAGTATGGCGCATCAAAATGAATGGAGTAACTAAATAATGAGTTGGTTAGATACTTTTTCGGATGATGAGCAGCAGTCTGTAGAAGAATTGCAAAACAAAGGGATGCCAGGCAAGCCAACAAAAGAAGTTGGTTTGTTTGCTGGTGCGGCTGATTCTCCCATTCGTGGTGCAGGCGTTGGGTTTATTAAGGTCGCTGATACTTTAGCTCGTCCGCTAGACTATGCAGGGGATGCTGCTAGTTATGCTTATGATGCTTTAACAAATGATGAAGATTTGCCATCATTTAAAGATTATCGAGCAAAAGCAGTTAAACAGCGTGATGACTTGGTATTTCAGGGAATCGAAGCCTTGGAAGATCGTGAACACACTGGCTTGGATGGGAATATTGGTGTCGGTTTAGGTGAGTAGATTTGGCGTGGTGTTAGTGGTGGGGCGTTGGGC